ATAACATCATCAGTATCTGCTAACCTAACAGCAGGGTTTAGTGTAGTAACATTTACAACTAACAACCTGGTAGGTGCTACAGTTGGTCATGGACTAGGTGTTGCTCCATCTATGATTATTATGAAGTACCAAAGTCTTGACTCAAACTGGGTTGTATACCATAAAGATATGTCTGCTTCACCGCAGAATAATTATTTAAATTTAAATACAAATAGCAGTGTTGGTACATCAACAGACCCTTGGAATAACACTGCTCCAACAAGTTCTGTTATAACTATGGGTACAGGGGCTGGTTCAGCAAGTTCTACAAATTATGGTCTTTATACATCAGTAGCCTATTGCTTTGCAGATGTAGAAGGATACAGTAAGTTTGGTAGCTACACAGGTAATGGTAATGCTGATGGACCATTTGTATACACAGGGTTTAAACCAGCTTTTGTTATGATAAAAAATGCAGACGTGGGGTCAGGTGGATATAGTTGGGTAATGATAGATGCCTCTAATAGTGCATACAATGTACAATCGTCTTCACTATTGGCAAACTTTGTAAATGAAGAATATACTGGACCTCTTATAGGTATTGATAGTTTATCTAACGGATTTAAGATTAGAGTAACTAATGCTGCAATAAATGGCAATGGAAACAATATGATTTACATGGCATTTGCCGAACAACCATTCAAGAACGCTAACGCAAGGTAAAGGAATAATATGCTAGGATTTTCAAGTTTTGCATCAGCACCATTTGCCGCTACAGGCAGTGTAGCAATCGTTAGGTCTGATATATCTTTTGTATCTGAAGCAATACTATTTGCTCATGGTTCAGCAATATGGAAGGCTGAAATAGAATTATTAGCAACAGCAGAAATAACAACAGTAGGTGATATTGTTGGAAGTGGGTGGACAAGGATTAACCCTGACACGCCTGAATGGGATATTAACAAGTCTCAAGATTGGAATCAAATTAAATAACTTTAAGGAATAATTATGAACATATTAGTATTAGTAGCATTAGGTGTAGCAACAGGTTTTGGAGCATCACATGAATGGGCTGGAGTTAAGGCTTATAAATCTTATAACGAATGTCGTGCTGAAAATCCAAAGTTTCAAAATACAATGACACAATGGAAGTATGACCCGTGTAACGCTGTAGCATATAAACTTCAAAACAAATAAGGTACAAAAATGGCAAAGACTAAAGTTTCAGAATGGGATTCGGTTGCACTCAACAACCTAGATATTGATGGTATAAACATAGCTAACAACTGCCCACCTTCTTATATTAACGATGCAATTCGTGAGTTAATGGCTCAAATTAAAGATTGGCAAGTTGGTGCTGGTGGAGACCCATTTACAGTAACAGGTAACTTCACAGTAGGTGGAACAGCTAACTTTAAAGGCGGAGTTGCTTTTAACGATAACTTTGGCTTGGATGGTCAGGTGATGGTATCTAAAGGCTCTGAATTAGAGACTCCTGTTTGGACAACTTTAGGAACTATGTCTTTACAAGATAGCAACGCAGTAGCTGTAACAGGTGGTACATTAGTAGATACAAAGGTTAATGGTAATGTTGTTGGCTCTAACTCCAGAGGTAGCAGAACAGTATCTACAGAAGAGCCTACTGGCGGTGAAAATGGTGATATTTGGTATAAAATATAATGCCGATTTACATTAAAAGAACAAGTGGATTCACAGAACCAAAAGATGTCTATGTTAAAGATGCCGATGAGTGGAACAAATGTGAGCAAATGTACGTTAAAGAAGATGACATTTGGAGTCCAATCTTTGTATCTAGGCTTAATATTGAGCTAACAGGCTTAATTAAAGACTTTAATGTCTGGGATGAGATTGTTAAGATACACGGCGTTAGAGACTTTAAAGTTGATGCACAAATCATATTAGGCGAAGGCTGTAATATGGTAGGAACTACAACAGATGGCTATGCCTTTAGAGATGGCGACTTACCTCCCAAGAGTACAATTAGTCTATTTCTTAATGAAGGTGCAACTATAACAGGCAGAGGTGGTAATGGTGGTTATGGCTCTCAATCTGAAAATGGTGGTGGACAAGGTGGTAACGTAGGCGGTAATGCTATTTACACAAGAACACCAACAACAATTAACAACTCAGGTATTATTGGAGCTGGTGGTGGCGGTGGAGGTGGTGGTAAAGGATTTCAAAAATATAACGCCGCAGGTAATGGTGGTGGTGGAGCAGGTGGCTACCATGAAGCAACAACCGCTTTTGAACAAACTCCAAACTTAGGAACATCTAACAGAGCAATTTCAGCAGGTATTGGTGGCTTAGGTGCTGGTATTAGGGGTGAAAGAGCCTCATCTGGAGTTGCATCAAATGGAACAACATTAGAAGGTGGGGCAGGTAGTGTATCTTCTGAAGCAAGTTATGGTGGGGTATATGTTAACTCAAGAAGAGGTGGAACTGGAGGTAATTTAGGTGAGGTTGGCGGTAGAGGTTTTGGTGGCTCTAGTAATGTTACTGGTATAGCCCCTGCAACTGGTTATTATGGTGGTCAAGCAGGTATTGCTATTGATGGAATGAGCAATGTTACCTTAACTGGCGAAGGATTAATTTTAGGAAGGACTACTTAATGGCAACACAAAGAATATTATTTGGCGAATGGAGACCTGACTTACCTGATAACGAAGGAAGCCCAACAGCCAACTTAGATATGGCTTATAATGTTTATTCTAGCTCTACAGGATATGCACCATTTCCAAAAGCATCTAAAATATCTAGTGATACACCTAACGAGGAAGATATTAACGGAGCATACTTAGGCAAAGACCAAGCAGAGGTAATTATATTTGCTGGAACAGATAGTGCTATATATCGTGCTGATGATGTATTATCTAGTACAGAAGGTGGATTAGGCTCTGGAACTATGGTTGATATATCAAGAACTGATGGCTACACATCTCCTGAAGTAAATTGGAAGTTTGAACAGTTTGGTAGGGCAGTGTTAGCTACTAATGGCTCATCTAAAATACAAAGATATTTAATTGGTGATGGTGCACCTTCTTTCTCAGATATAGCACAAGCTCCGATATGCAAGACAATGGCAATCGTTAGAGACTTTGTGGTAGCAGGTTACTGTGATGAGGACTTTAATAAGGTTCAATGGTCTGATTTAAATAATGAGAATGTATGGGATAGTACAGATATAAACCAAGCTGATTTTCAAATACTACCATCAGGTGGTGCTGTTCAGGCAGTAACGGGTGGTGAGTTTGGGATTGTATTGCAAGAAAAAGCAGTACAACGCATGTCGTATATTGGAACTCCCTTTGTGTTTCAGTTTGACCTTATATCAGACAACACAGGATGTTTAGCTGGTAGCTCTGCTATATCACATAATGGCATGACTTACTGGTTATCAGAGTCAGGATTTATGTCTTGTGATGGCTCAGTAGTAACACCTATCGGTGAAGGTAAAATCAATGATTGGTTTTTATCACAAATAGATAGAACTAACCTACAAGATATTAGTGTAGATATTGACTCTTTAAAATCTTTGATTGTATGGAACTTTCCATCATCTCATGATACAAGAGGTTTAATTATGTATAACTTTACTACAGGAAGATGGACTGCTGGAACTACAGGAGCACAGGTTGTAGCAAGTTTAGCAACACAAGGAACAACGCTTGATGGACTAGACCCTGAGTATCCTATATTAGATGACATGCCAATTACATTAGATTCACCTTTATTTATTGGTGGTCAGTATGCTTTTTGTGGAGCTCAAGGAAGACATCTGGTCGCATTTAACTTAATACCAGATAACTGTACATTAACTACTAACGATTTAGAGTTTGGCATGTTTAGTGTAGCAACGCTCGTGCAACCTATTATTGAGAATGGAAGTGCTGTATTTCAGGTAGCATCAAGACAAACACTTAATGGAGATTTAACTTATGACCCACCATCATTAACAAGCAATGAAAACAGAGCTGACCTAAGAAGTGGTGGAAGATACCATAGAATTAGGACTATACCAACAGGTGCTTGGACGTACGCTATAGGATTTGATTTAACAGTAACACCTCAAGGGCAAAGATAATGGCAAAGAATGGTATCATGTATCGCATACTTCCATTTAATGGATTATGGACTAACAGGGATGTGTCTGAGGTCGTTAATAACACAGTAAATGGAAAGATAAACGCAACAGGAACAATGACAGTTTACACAGGAACTAACATACTGGTAGATGAAAGAATAGCACCAACTTCTGTTATCTTATTTAGTGCAAGGTCTAATTCAGAGTTTGGATTGCCATTCATAGAAAGTAAAGAAAAAGGTACTGCTAAGGTAGGTTATGTAGGTGAAAGTGGGACTAAGTTTGATTATGTAGTA